ATGATTAGTCACCCAATGTTTAAATTTGTACCAAACGTGTTCTAGCCATGTTTCCCAAACCCACAATGCTACTACACCCGAGAGTAGCCACTGCCATGCTGGTGCTGATACTGTCCATAAAGTTTCCATAGATAAAGTTCCTATAAAGTTAAAACTCCCTACCCCTTACCTGCCTTGTCTTAACTCGTTAATGAGTTGATTTACCTCTACACCTGCTGCGCCACTTGTTGCTGCGTACCTTTCTAACAAATCTGCTGACTGTCTATAATCACCTTTAGCAATCATTTTGTTAAATCTTTTAATTAAAGCTGGGTGATATTGTAATGCTTTAGCACCTACTACACCAATTACACCTAGTATAGCTGGGTTTAATACTGCTCCTGAGCCTACTAAACCACCAAGACCAAGCAATGAACCTGTTGATATAATAGAGCCTGAAGTTCCTGAGTCAGGAATAGTATCACCAACTACATCTTTAAACTTAGTGTTTGCTTTATAAGCAATATTTCCAATACCTTTAGCCATTGCTTTATTTGACCTTTTGGCATTTGCGTTACGACCTGACCTAGAGAAAGCAGTATGAACTTGAGTTGGGGTAAATAAACCCTTACCTACAGATTTAGATACTGCATCCTCAAGGCTTAAAACAGCGTTATACGCATATTGAGTTGCATCATAATCATCTATGGCATTTTTACTGTTCTTTCTAATGTTCTTTTTTACAACATCTTCTAAGTCTTTATAAACAGAGCCAAACGGCCCCTTTTTTAAATCAGATGCAACATCATCACCAGTAAGTGACTTTTTCAATACATTATCATGCCTACTTCTTAGTCTTTGAAATAAATCTTTTAATCCATTGGCACTTGATTTTCCAACCTGACTTGGAATAACATTCATTGCTGAAGTTATGCCCTGAAACTGACTGTCTATTTCTTTTATAGCATTTTCTGACTTGCCTTTTCTTGCTTGTTTATACCAATCTGCTAAATCATTTTTAAGAGAATTGTCATTTTTATAAAACCTCATGTTCATATAAGATGAATCATAGTTCTCATTTACCATCTCTCTAATTACCCTAGCTCTTTCGGTATTATTTTCAGCCGAACCAAGCCTTACTCTATACGCTTCTTTTTTATTGTTGCCTAGCTTTACTAAATCAAACACATCATCAAAGACGTTCATGTTATAACCCTCTAAACCTTCAGCCCTACCTTTCTTAATGGTTTTAGAGACATTGCTTAACTGTCCTTCAGAAGCTCTTTCTACTGCACTTACTGCTGATTGACCACGAGTAATAAAACCAGGAAAGAATCCTTCTTTATCTCGCGCAATCGCTTTTTCAGCTAATCTTTTTGCATCTCTAGTTACTAAAGGTTTTAATTGTCTAGTTGCACCTAATATAGCACCACCAGCAACTCCACCAACTGCACCGCCAAGTGCTGCATCCGCTGCAATTCCTGAAGCACTTTCAGACTCACTAGCACCTGCACCATAGGTTGCACCTAAAGCTGCATTGTTACCAACAGCTTTTTTATATGTGTTGGCACTGTTAGACACAGGGTCAGTTAGGTTTCTTTTGTTTAACTTATCAGTAGATGGTCTTGGAGTATTATTAAAGAATCTTTTATTTGATAGACCTTTTCCTACCAAAGCTTTTGCACCCGATCTTAATATACCGCCAGGAATAACAACACCACCTGCCATTTCTAATGCTAACGCTTGTCCCGGATTGTCTGTACGAAAGTCTCTAGTGTTTTGCCTAATTTCATCCCTGATGTCTTTATACTTGCTATCAGAGAATAGAGACCTTGCACCAGCTTCGATTTCATCTGCAAAACCCAATGTAACACCTTGTGCAACAGTTCTTGCCCTTTCTGCACCCACACTGTAGTCACCTGTTTTAACATCTGCTTCAGCATCTGCTTCAGCACGACTAGTCTTACCTCTAAGTGATATGTACTTTGCTTTAACCTTTTCAAAATCTTGTCCATCTTTGCCCTCTTTGCCTTGTTTATCTTGGTTGTCTACTATCCATGTCTTTAACTGCTCTTTAGTCGCCATATTACCCTCCAAAAACAATTGCATCTACCACTTCATCACTTGGTACGCCACTACCGCCTGACAATCCTAAGCCATCAGCGTTAGGAGTAGATGATTCGTATTCTGTTAATTCGTTAAGCCCAAACTTCTCTTTGTCACCATAGGTTTGATAGTATTCAACCCTATCAAGCTCTTCATACTTGCCTAACTCTTTTTCAAGCATAATTAAAGTATCTTTAAATTGCTCTGGGCTTTGGGCTTTATTTAACACAGCTCTCATATTCTCTAGTCTTTCGCCCTCTTTCTCTGTCAATGAACCAAAACCACCACCTGCTGCCTTAATACGTTGATAGTTGTTTAGAAATTCTTTCTCTTTAATACCTGTAAGTAAACTGTCAGCATCTGCAGCATCTGAACCCCACATATTAGGAAAAGCACCGACAACACCTGTTATCTTACCTAAGTCACCAGTAGCCAACAATCTTCTAATACCATTTCTTGCACCTCTTAATAAGAGCTGATTGCTTTTAAATGCTTTATCTACTTTTGGCTTTAACGTCCTCATTTCATTAATAACTTTTTGAGGTTGTGTTGTATCAAAGATAATTGGTGTTCTAGTAACACCCTGACTGTCTGTATAGTTATAGTTAGCATTTTTTGTTGCTGGATTAGCCTGTACTCTATACTGATTAGGTTGACCGCTTTGTATAGAAGCAATGTAATTATTTGCCTCTTCCTCGCTGTATTCATTTTTAATCCTTGCATATTCAGCTTTAATATCAGCGTTCTCTTTACTTTTGTCTGGTCTTAGATAAGTAGAGTCTCCTGTAGCTACATAGTTTGCCCATGATGGCACAGTGTAGTCAGCCATTTTTGGTTTAGCCATAGTAACTGATGGGACAGCTCTGTTTTCTTCTGCTTCAGAATATAACTTATCAATCTTAGCATCATTAAGTTCAAGCTCTTGGTATTTTAAGAACGCTGCAGGGTCTTCTGCTCTTAACTGTGTTAATACTTCAGCATTAATAGTTCCATCAGGGTTTCTAATTTTATCCATTAATTCTCTTGATCTGGCACTTCTTTCTCTTGTTTGTTTCTGTAGAGCATAATCTTCCATCTTCATAGCAGAGTTAGCAGTGCTTCTTAACTCAGTAAATGGTTGTTTAGCTTGGGTCATTCCTTGTTGGAATCCTTTTGCAAGGTAAGGTGCAAATGAACCATAGTTTTGATTTTTAGGTTGAGCTGCATAAGCAACACCTGTCCCAATTAACCCTTGCATTAACGATGCGTTTTGTGCTTTATCAACAGCCTCTTGTGATAGTAAACCATTTTCAACAAGTAAGTCTGTCTCGCCTCCAGCACTTGCACCAAATATATTAGTACCTGTACCAAATATGTCTTTTAAATAACTTGCCATTAGTATTGTCCTCTTCTCATTCTATCTCGTTGAAATGGGCTAATTAAGCCTTGTGCTTGTGTCATCTGCATTGAGTTTAGTGGTTGCACTGGTTTAACCATTGAATTAACACCTTGCATACCACCTTGTGGTATTGGTATTGGATTCCCTTTAGTCATTCCAGGGCCTGCTGGTGCTTTTGATGGTTGTATTGGTGGTTGTGATGCTGCACCTACTCCTGCTGCTAATACACCTTGCATACCCATCTTAGTATAATCTTTGCCTTCTAAACCTAAGAATGTTCCGGGAGTTTCAATTTCACCTTGCCCAGCTATTCCTGATTCATTTAATCCCGCTGTATTAATGTCTAAAGCTGGGTTAGATATAGCTTTGTCCATTGCAGGCGAAATAGCTTGACTGTTCGCAACGTCTGGTGTGCTTAATGGATTATATATAGCATCATTATATGAGCTAGGTATAGCTTCAGGTTGTATATTAACATCTTGCGGTTCTATTTGAAATTGACTGCCATCTAATTGATTAGGTATAGCCTCATTAAATAATTGCTCTTGCCCCGCATCATTAAATAATTTTTCTTGTGAGTTACCAAGTGCATCAGTACCTCCTAAAGAGTCTACACCACCTGATATTGCCTGTCCTGTAGCGTAATTTAAAGCAGCCTCATCAATAGACTTTTCTCCTGTTGCTACATCAACACCAGCCCTCATTTCAGGCGTAAGAAACATTTTCCAATCTATTCCACCAAGCATTATTTGCCACCTCCGCTATTAGATGTTGTAGAAGTACTACCACCTGGCGCACCCCATACAGCGTTAGTGTAATTATTTAATAACTGTGCTTGTGCGTTCTGACCATAGTCATGTCTTGCAATATCTGCATTAAGTGCTGTTTGGTCAAATCCAGCTTGAACATTACCTGCGTTCATTAGTTGGTTAGCATCATAGTATTGGTTACTTGCTAGGTTCTGTGCTTGTCCCATTGCTTGGTTTTGGTTAGCCCTTTCTGCTGAGTAGTTTCCATAAGCATATTGTCCTGCTGTATCAGCTAAAGACTCAGCTAGTTTACCAGCATTTCCAGCTTGTAGGTTTCCATGAGCATTACTTCCGTATCTTCCAGCTTTACTTACATCCGAGAATGTATTGTTAGTAGCTGTGTTATATAAATCTGTTGCTTTACGGCCAGCAGTATTCATTACGCTATTAAAGTAAGGGTTTGTTGCTGATAGGTAATCACCCTGTATCATACTGTTACCTAAATTAGTTGCATTATTTAATACAGGACTTCCAGCGTTTGCTTGTGTTGCTATTTGGTTCATAGCATTAGTTTGGTTAGCGTTAGGGTCTAAATATGTTTGCCCAGCGTAATACTCTGGTGCACCTTCGTTATACAACCCTTGTTGTTTAGATAGAGCATCTCTTACATAAGGAACTACATTTGGGTCTAAGTCATTTGTTGTCTGTGAGTTACCACCTCCACCACCACCTTTATATTGAACTAAGCCAGTGTCAGGATTAATACTTCCCTCACCACCTACAGTCTTGAGTAGTTTATCTTCAAATTTATTTATGTGAGCTAAGTAAACATCACCATCATGTCCATGCTTAGATACATCGTTAAGCAGTTTTTTAAGTAACCACACTTTTAATTTAAGTATCATTTTGTTCCTTGTTAAGTTTAAGTTCTACTGTTATATATTTACGTTCAAAGCCATACATCTTAGCCCATAATTTAGCTACTGATTCTGTTACTGCACTTCCTGTTACTCTGTCGCATCCTTGATTCTGTGTCCAATCTAAAAACTGCTGCCATCCATCTTTTGTATTCTTGCCACCTATGTAAGATATATACATCTGTCTAAATCTAGGAAAGTTATACTGTATTGTTGTTAACGCACAATGACATTTGTCATCTCTCATTACCATCAACAACTGTTGCTCTCCTCTGCTGCATACATATCTTAAATCGTTAAGGTCAAACTCTCCATTTCCTTTTTCTATTGCTAACTTCAAGTGTGGCTCTGCCATGTGCCAATATTTATGTACTAATTGTGGCGGTACTACATATAATTCTGATTTCATCCTTACCCCTATATAATTTTTAGCCAAGTACAACATAATCAAATTTAGTTCCATTGTCGCCTACATAACCTACCTTTGCTTCGCCCTTACTTTTACTTTCTATAAAAGGTAATCCAAACTCTGAATTAGACCTTGCACTAAATAAAATAACTGACTCTGTTGATATTCTTTCATCTACCAGTATGTTAGTTCCTTGATAAACTGTCATTGTTCCTGTTGCATTAATCTTACCATTCATTACACCATTAACGACCTCTGAAACATCTCTGTTAGTCCATAATCCATTAAATGGAAGTATGCGATACATAATTCCTTTTTTTGCCATTACTCTAATAACCCCCAGCCTAAATCTTGTTTTTTATTATTATTACCACCCATAAATGTATCTTGGAATAATATGTCTGCTTGTAGGTTTGGTGAGCTTACATGGCTATCATATGCTGATAATAGTTTATCCGACCATCCTTGCAAAGCGTTGTTATTATTTTGTTGTCCAAATATATTCATAGCACTGTTATTTTGCATACCATTTAGCACGTTTCCACCTTGATTCTGTTGTGGGAAGTTAAATAGGTTCTCAAAGTATGAACGCCCACCATTGTCACCTTGATTTGCAAAGTTAAATGCCCAGTTACCTAGTAAGCCTTGTTGTATTGCTGGGTCTTGTGATAGGTTACTAAACGGGTTAGTTAGGTTTAGTGGTTTTTGTTGCTGTTGTTGTGCAATCATTACCATTATCTTTGCCCTTGAGGTGTTACTGTTAAATCAAATCCTATAGCCTTTGTCCAAGCTCCTGTTGGTATTGTTCTTACCCTGTGGTATCTTCCACCACCTCTTAGGTCTGCTCTATTTTCACTACTTGTAATTGATACGGGCATAAAGTCTATTGCTGATGACATAGTTTGTCTTGATGCTATTTGAAAACCAGCACTGCCATTCTCAATGATGGGTTGTGCTAAAGTAGCAACACTAAACATACCAAACTCTAAATCATTAGTTGTTAATGTACAGTCATCAGGTATTAAATTAAAAGCTACTATATGACTACCAGAAGCTCCACAAAGTGCAAATTGCCCACCAATAAATAATGGTGAATCTAGCGATACTGGCATATCATCAAGTATGGGATATGGGACATCTAGTGAATCTAGTGTTCTTCCTTGAGTAGCTAATCCAGAAACAACTTGAGCATCTGTGCCACCAACTGTCCATCGTTGAGTATTAAAGTTATACATAATTAATCCTCTAGTGTCTTTAGCTGTAGGAAAATCCCACACAATTAAAGATTTTAAAGGGTCTATTGTTACACTTATATTATCTATTTGAGTTCTATCAAACTCGTTAAAGAACCAATCATTAATCTTGCCCTCGCCAATCGGTGTGACTGTTGAGCCATCACAAGACATAAATCCTGATTCTGATAACCAATAAGATGAGCCATTATGAGCTATTGCTGAAGAACCTGAAATACACCCTGTGTTATCTGATATTAAATCAAATTGCCATATCAATGGAGTCCCAATATAGCTGGCACGAGTCACTGCTTTTTCTTGTAAAATTAATCCAAACTCACCACCTGTAACTGCTTTTACAGCTCCACCAGAGGGTAGTATTTGAAAGTCAGCTTGATTTATATCTGTGCTATCCCAAACATTCTCATTATTTAAATCAGACCATTGCACTTTATTGTAATCTTCATCACAGTACCCAGCCATTACAAAATCTCTTACAATAGCCATTGTTTTACATACTGGTGCTTGTTCTATGTCTGCAAATGGTTTGCTATCACCAATAATATACCTTTGAATTTTATCTGTTCCATTTGTGGCTAAAACAGCTCTACCAAATTGTTTAAATACCCAATTAACTTGTGGTGAAGTATATCCACCAGCCTTACCTACTGGAGCAATTGTTGCTCCACTTGTTCCTGTTCTTAATATGTTATTAGCACGATATATCTCAGAATCAGTACCAGCCATAATGATTATTTCTGCTTGGTCTTTTGCTAGGAATAAAGAATTAACATCTTCACCATTGGGCATATCATCAGAAGCAGTAGATGCTTTAGGAAAAGGTGCGTAACCTGTAGAACTAGAATATACATTGTAAGCCATATCTAAGTTAGCTGTTGGACTACCTTCATTATCAGGTAAGTCAGGCTTAAATTCACCGAATAGTATTCTTTGTGTTGTCATATATTATTTACCAATTAAGTTGAATTTTACCGCCAGTGCCTACACCACCAGTCCAGTAGTAAGGGTTAGACCTATCTTGAAATCCAGCACCTCCGCCACCTGAACCATAACCAGTTGCATTAGCTCCATTACCACCACCACCACCTATTCCACCAGTTCCAAAAGGCGAACTTCCTCCTTTACCACCACTACCACTAGACCTGTCATTAGTTCCAGCTTGTCCACCAGCACCACCTACACTTCCTCCTCCACCACCATAGCCATTACCACCATTGCCACCATTTGTTCCACCATTAGCAATTATTGAACCAAAAGTAGAACTTGCGTTTCTTCCACCTACTGAATATGAAATAACTTGAAATGGACTTACAGTAATTGTAGTGTTTTTATAAGTACCAGCACCGCCACCGCCACCGCCACCACCATTGCCAGTTTCAGTACCAGAGCCACCACTACCACCACCACCTACTATACTAACTGTAATTCTTGTAACGCCAGCTGGAACAGTAAAACTACCATTTCCAGATGTGTATGTTGCAGAACCAGACTTGTAGAGAAGTGGTCTCCAAGCATCATCAACCTTTACATAAACTTCAGCACACTGACTCCAAGTTCCAGACCTTTTGATGTAAATGTCTTTAGTATTCTGCCATGACCCACCTGATTTGTAATATAAAGGCATTATATATACTTATACCAAATGTCACCATTTTCACCGCCACTTGGGTTTGATGTAGAAAATGTTTTACGTCCTGAAGCATTAGTTCCAACTGTAACGGAGTTAACTGTTGTTCCAGTCATTGTGCCACCAGTTATATCAACTGCATCTTTATTTTGAACGGACATATTCCCTAGCGTTTCCCATGTAGGGGTATCTACAGAGCCTTTAGATGTTAATACTTGACCATTTTCACCTAACACACCATCCATAGCAAAAGAGCCAGTAATGTTAGTTGCTCCATTAGAAGTAAATGAACCATTAGAAACTAGTGGTTGAGCTGGAACTCCCATCTGCCAATCTTTGATTTGTGCCATCATTTCACGAATTGCATCGTTAACGTAAGATGGCGGGCAATCATTAGAAATATTTATTCCATCAATATCTAAGTTGTTAGTTGCTACTGAGTCCCATTCTGAAACATTTGATTTTGCCATTGTAAAATTTTACCTTATTTATTTTGAAGTTTATATGCCACTAAATTACATGGGTCATACTGCCATGAGGTCATTGTGTTCTGTACTTTAGGATGGTCAACTCGGCAGTTTTCATATGACTTATATGCTTTTGCTACTTTCCAGTCATTATCAATACCATATCCTACACCACCTAATAAAGCTACTATTGCTACTATATGCATAATTATTTCCTCTAGTTATTTAATTTGATTCCAATCTTGAGACTTATCCATATCCCATTCAGGGGTATTAGGATTTTGTCTCACCCAACCACTTCCAGCAATAGTGCTGTTTGTTTGTAATATTGCTTCACCTACTATATCTGCCTTGTTAGACCAGTCAGCATTAGCATTAGCGTTAACAATAGCTTCGCCAACAAAACTTGCTTGTTGTCTAACGATTGCTCCACTACCTGTAGATGCAAAAGGTGCTGATGCAAAAGGGCAAAATCCTAGCATTACTTAACCCTCTTTTCTAGTTCATCTAATCTTGCTGATAGTTTCTCAATGAGTTTATCTTTGATAGCTAACATCTTGTCAATCTCTTCTATTGAATACAAAGTAGGTGATAAATGTTTTACAATCTGTCCCGCAGTACCGATATAACAGTTTGGTACATTTGCTGAAAATTCAGTTGTAGTTAAATTTGGCATAGCAACAGAGCCATCAGTATCAACTGTTATCCCATATTTACTATTAGAAACAAGACTTACAGGGTCATTGGATTCCATTACTGCCCCATCACCATTATAATTGGGGTTTAAGTTAATCTCTTGACCACCTCTCTTAATTTTAACAAAACCATTTTCAAGGGTTGCATTACCATCATTGCCTGTCCATATGCTATCACCTGAACCACCACCCTCTCCTATAACTGCTATGTTAACATACTCAGAAATACTATTTCTGTTTGTTTGATAGTCTGGTGTAGTTATATAGAATGAATCTACAGTAGGGGCTGATGTTGCCCAAGTTGCACCTTGATTAAACAGTTGAGGTGTGAGCATTGGTTTTGTGGCAGAGCTTGAAGTAGAAGCTATTACACAATAATTAGCGTTAGGCATTGGGGTTTTAAAAGTTACCTTATATTCGCCCGAACCTGTATTTTCTACAGAAGCAATATTGTTTTCAGCTCTTATATCTGATGTTGTACCATCAAAGTTTACCCAAGCCTTTATTGAATCACCTCCGCCTGAACCACCTGTTCCTACTGCTACAGGCATACGAGCTTCTTTCCAATTATAATAATCTACAGTACCAGCTCCTGTTTTAAGCTCATAAGTGCTACCAGCTGGAATTAGTTGGAATAAAGGACTATATAAATTACCACCACCTGTATTATTATTTAAACCAATAGTGGACATATTATCGCCATCTATATGAAATTCAGCATAAGAATTTGGTGCTGTATTTACATAAATAGAAATATATAATGGAACATCATTATCATTAGTATATACAACATCTTTTACTCTAGTGCTTCGTACGTCTTCCCACACCATCTTCTCTGGAGTGTAACTACCACCACCTGAACCACCTGTGCCAAATGAAGTAATTGTAAACTCACCATTAGTTAAACCCTGTGTACCTGATTGTGCTCTCATGTAAGCAGAAAAATTTACTGTTTCGTCAGAAGTAGCAGTGAATATATATTGATGTGCTATAGGGGCAAATATTGCTGACTGAACATTTGTAACTACCGACCCAACATAAGCTATATTGCCAACATCCTCTGGCACTCCATTTGTATCTTTTACAAATTTAAATTCAGCTACAGGTACATTATTTGTAAGACCATTATATTGACCTGATAAATTTAAAGTGTATGTTTGACCAGCCTTAACATCAAGAGTAATACCACTTAAACCCCACTTCATCCAGTCAGTGCCGTTTAATGTAGGAACATCATTTAACTTCTCAACTTCATATAATGTTGGTGTACCTGTTGCTTCACCACCACCACTAGATTGACCAGTGATTAGTGAGGCTGATAGGTAGGTTTTTACACCTGACCCAAGATAAGAAACATCTGGATTTGTTGATACAATATAACCCGCTAATTCTAAATAATCATTAACACCATCTAAATAAATTATATCACTTACAGTACCTCTTACTGCCTTATCAGCTGTTACATCATTACCATAAGAAACAGGAATACCATTTTTATATAACGAAGCTACAAGCCTAGTTGCATTTGGAACTCCAGCTTGAGATACTGCTCCATTAACTTGATACCAACCTTTTACAGTGGGTTTAAATTTACCATTATCAAAAGCCCCACTTGTATCAATAGAAGCAGAATCTAGTTTAACAGTTTCCTCTACTCCACTTGTTACTGGTTGATTTGTAGTTAACTCACCCCTAAACACAACCGCTTCTTGTACCTCACCACCACCTGAACCACCACTAGATTGACCAGTGATTAGTGCTACGTTAAATTTAGTTGTACGACCACTAACAATATTAACCTCACTAGAGCTAACAGTTAATGCTTCTATGGTTATATAATCAGTTGTGCCATTACATTTAACTATTGTGGTTGTTGTAGAAGTTATATTATCTTGAGTAGTAGCATCATTATACGCTTCTGAACCTTGTTGTACCTTGTTGCCATTTAATGATACTGCACATATTCCTCGTCTTACAGAACCATCTCTAAATCCTGTGCTTCCAGAGACAAGGTAATAACCTTCTACATTTGGTGTGTATCTTCCAGTAGCTGTATCTAAACAGTCATTTGTATCAATTTCTGCATCCTCAAACGTAACTGGAACCCATAAGTTTGATGGTATAGATTGGTCTGCTGTTTTACTAGCTCTCATTGTAACTGCTGGTTGTACATCTCCACCACCACTTCCACCGCCTGTTACCTCTGACCATGCTTCATCTTGTCTTGCATATTGTTTACCATCTGCTGGTGCTTCTGTAACTACTGTTTTACCATTGACTGTTATGTCGTCTGGTGTAGTTATACCCCCATTCCTTTCTATTGTTAAAGCTTCTTTGTTACCATCTCTTAAAAATTTAAATCCACCAAACGCTGAAGCAAACTCTATTGTGTTGTCAGGGTCAGCATACTTTTTAATGTAGTTCTCTCTATCACCATCAAACTGTTCTATATAATACTCTTTACCAGCAACTCCACCATCATATTCAGCTACATCATCTACTTCTGTCCATATACTATCACCACCTCCACCAGCACTTGCTGGGAAAGCTTGAAATGCTACTTTAACACCTTCTATTATTGTGCCTTGTGCATCTTTGTTGTTAACTAAAAGAACTACATAATCACCAGCATCATCAACACTAATAAGTTCATATCTTCCATAGTTAGGACTTTCTACTTGATTTAACACAAGAGAATCACCAGCTTTTATAGCAGTAAATTCACGAGTATTGCCTTGTTCATCAGTCTTAGATAATAATATTTGATTACAAGTTGCATAGCTATATGTAAATACACCCGTTGCTTGAAGATACATATTACCTGTTTCAGGGTCTCTATTAGCACTACTTGGGTAGTCAGCAGAGTAAGATGAGCTAAAGAATATACCTTCTTGTAATGCTTCTATATCTTCTGAGTTTTGACTTACCTGTCCTGATAGTGTTCCAATAGCAGTTGTGTTAGATGATATGTTTCCTGTGTTAGTTGCAATGTCTGTTGTGTTAGCTGTTATTTCAGCATCTTGTTCTAGTTGTTGTGCATCTATTTCAGCTTTAGTGTAAGTAGTAGTTTTATCTGCTTTCTCAAATAGCTTACTATCAATTTCAGTGTTGTTGTAAGTTTCAGCTTTAGTGTAGCTATCGCCAACATTAGCTTTGTTATCTAATAATGTGTCTGTTTGTGTTTTAGTGTAAGTTGTTACCTTGTCAGCCTTATCATCTAATAGGTCGTTTGTTTCTGTTTTAGTATATCCATCAGTAGACTCTACTTCTGTCCATTCACCATCTTGTCTACCATATTGTAATCCATTAACAGGTGCATCAGGTATGCCAGCAGTATCAGTAATAGATACCCATGTCTTGTTGTTACGAGCATATGTCTCACCATCTGTTGGTGCTTCAGGTGCTAGGTTATTTGTATCAGCATTAATGTTAGTAATACCATTGCCTTTACCTACAAAGTTATTAGCAGTAACATTAGATGATGGAAAATATATATTGTCATCAGCATTTAAGAATACAGCCTTTTCAGAAGGGTATGTACAGAATATACTTGAGTTACCTGATAGAGGTATCTTTTCGTTAGCGTTAGATGAAGATAACACAGTTCTTGATATTGCTTGTGTTGAACCTCTGTTCATGTAGTTCCCATAACCAACTTCCCAAGCTGTATTATCTGTAATACAGTAGTAAACTGTGTTACCATATGTAATACCTTCCCAACCTTGATAACCCTCTTTGGTTGCACCAATGATTAAATCACTTGTGCCTGTGGTTGTACATAGTGTAAATATTCTATCTTTTAATTGAATTGCCATTTTTTATCCTATGTTAATTGTAGTTTTACTTCGTTAAGATTAAATCTAAGTTGGTCGCCAGTCAGGATTTCTTTCGTACTTTCTAATGCTGTAAAATAAAGTAAGTTACCAGATACTGTGTTATCAAAAATTCCTACCCAACCTACAAAACCCCAATTACTTGTTGCTGTTGCAAAATCTATTTGAGCTGAGTTATTTGTTACACCATCTACTGGCTCGTTAAATACTATTTTTTGCCTAGTATAAGATTCCCCTACTACTTCAATTCCTGTTGCTTCTTTTGTTGGGTCTGATGTAAATAATGCTAAATAAACATCACTTTCAGTTGTGTAAGGTAAATTCCTTACAGTTGCGTTGACTAATTTATCTGCTAAATAATTGGTAAAATCCATTTGTGTGTCCTATGTTGTAAGTTGTATAGATAGTGGTTGAGCTGGGAACGTACTTGATTCGTCTGATTTTGTAATACTTGCTAATCCTGTTTGATACATACCATCCCATGTAGCTAGTCTAGGGTCATCCATTAAGAATGGAGCTGACTCTGCTAATGAAGCATATAACACTAAATCAGGGCATACATCTAAGTATTCGTTAGTAGGATTAGTATCTGACATTGGCTTTGGTATCTTGTAGTAAGTCATGTTTACTGTTGTAGCACCAGTTGGTTGTGGAGCTAGTACAAAGTTATCAGCAACTAGTGTGTAGTTAATGGGTTGTCCTTGTGCATTAGAACCACCATTTCTTCTGTAGAATTGTGATACTGTTTGAAATGTTAACGGAATTATAGGGTTAGCATCCAAGTGTATGTCTTGCATCTCCAAGAAATCTGCTGGAGTTGGCACAGAAAAACCACTACTCATTGTGTATGTAGATTGTTGCAAAGTCTGTCTAAGTCTTAAATCTCTATTAAGTCTTTTCTCTGCTAACGATATAAACATAGGAATTTGCTCAGTTAGGTCTGTCCTAGCCAAGTAACTTGCTATGTTTGTCTTTAAGTTTGCGTAACTTGTAAATGCTGGCATATCTTATAGGTGTCCTTTTTTAGTCCTGAAAAACAAATTCTCAGGGTCATTTAACCAAGCGAAGAAACGCTTTTGGTCTAGTATCTCAAATCCTTTCATAACTCCCTGTTTGTTTAGTATGTCTACCGCTGTAAATGGTATGCTAGCTACTTTATTTCCCCATAAATGGTCTGACCACTTAGTGTCAGCATTATTATATTCTTGTTTGTTTCTTTCTATTAAGTCAGTAACATCTTGTGACTGCTTAAAAGTTATTTCATCTTTGTCATTAAGTCCTACCGATGTAGTCTTATTGTTATGGTCTTTAAATGATTTCATATTTTCCCTTAAAGGTAATGCCCTCCGAAGAGGGCAATAACTTGATTAAGCAATTTCGTTAATCATTGCATGAGCCGCTTCGTTTTTAACAACGAGTGTGTACTCAACATTCATCATATACTTCTCTGAATCACCAGTCTTAGCTAGTTTAGTCTTTTTGAACGGACGTAAGTAAGCTACTGATGCCATACTAGGGTCTAGGACTAGAGCTGCGCTGTTGTCTAAGAATCTATCAGGTACTACTGACAATGTACCAAAATCTGACATGTAAATATCAGCAGTTGCTACGATTGTTGTAGGTTTGTTGCTTGGAGCTTGAAAACGCTGTTCAGCAATACCAGCAAACTTTGAAACTTGTTGCTTGTTAGATGGTGAAACCAATAGCATTGATGGTTCGCCACCTGCTGTATATGCTTCTAAAACAGCTTCGTTTAGGTTTTCTTCTAAAAACGCAGTTGAACCATCTCCATCACCAGCAGTCACTACGTTAGTAGTTAGCCATTGTTGTATAGCTTTTAGAGTTCTAGCTGTTCCTGTACCACCAGCACCGCCTGCTTGGTTAGACAATAGGATAGATTCCATGTCTCGTTTTAGCTCTGATGATGCTTTAGCTAGTTGGTAAGCTGTTTCTGTAGTTCTACCAGCTTTATCTACAACGTCATCTGTTGTTGATACTTGAACAACTTTATCAGAAATCTGAGTCCAGTTTTGGTTCATAGTTGTAGAAGTTAGAGCTGGTGATACCGCATCTGCCCCTTCAACTTGTGCATTAGCTAAATCTACATCTGATAGTGAGTCGGTCTGCCACTCGTGAACAGTTGCTTTTGCTTTAGTTCTGCCAACTGTTGACATGAATGGTGTTGTTGTTGGTGAAATGTCGTAAATCGCATCTTGTAAATCTTCGCGAATACCGACTGTTGAATATGTGTCTAATGTTGCCATTGTTAATGTTTCCTATAAAAAGTTTTTGAATACTGAGGTAGCATCGTCCAGACTGCCTGTACCTTTCAGTTGTTTTTTCTGCTTAGTGTAGGTGTCTGCATTCGTAACCCTTTTAGTTTTACTTGCCATCTTAGGTGCGCTTTTAAGCTTTTTGTTAACACCCGGATTAGCTTTCTGCAATTTATCATATGCCATAGCCTTTTGTAATATCATTACATGACGATGGTCATACACTTGCGATAACTCTTGGTCACTGAATCCTACACTTTTCCCAAATGTGCGAATATCATTCTTGATTTGTTCGGCTTTCTTTGGGTCAGAAAATTCCTTTACTTTTTCAGATAACATTAAAGCTTCATTGGCTACGACTTGATTTTGTTGCTGCAATCGGTAATGTTGTTGTTCTTGAGCTACCTTTTGCTGTTCTTGTCGTATTGTATTAATCTTTTTGTTTGCTTCTGTTTGTTCCGCTACTGTTATAGCGTATTGTATTGGGTCATTTTCTTTTAATTCTTCTAAATTCTCACCTGGTTTTGCTTGACTAGTTAAGTATTGCTCTACCTGTGATAATTTTTGAGCATATGCCTCTCTTGTACGCATAGCATTTTGAATTTCTTGAGCGTGTTCTTCTACTTTCTTTCGCTCTTCTGCTAATGTTTGAGATTTCTGTGTGTAGTCTGTTGATTTTTGATAACCTGAAACTAACTCATCTAGGGTAACATCTTTTTCTTCGCCACTAGCTTTAACTCTGTAAGTTTTACGCTCTTCAACTTCTACCTCTTCCGACTCATCTTCTTCGTCAGTAGCCTCTGGTTCATCTTCCGATTCCTCTTCTACTTCTTCTTCCAATGCTTCTTCATCAGTTTCCTCAACTGCTTCCGTTGCCACTTCTTCATTTGCTACCTCTGGTTTATCGTTTGATTCCTCGGCATCTAACATATCAGTGAAAACTTCCGTTGCGTCTCTTGGAGTTTCAACTGAGTTAGACTCTTGGTTGATTTGCTCGTCCATGTTTCTTCCTTATAATTTGCTATTTAACGATAGCTCGTTTTTACCCATTTGGGTAATAAATATGTGTTTTGTAAGTTATTGATTTGTAAGGCTTTTATTTTACTAAAAATACCCTCTAAGGCGTTTTAAGGCTCTAGGACGTTTTTAGGTATACTACCCTACCTTGAAGAATTATAATCGCTCACAGAGCGTTTTTTTAGCCTTCGTTAATAAAGGATTTAGCACTTGCTAATCTTCTATCTGAATGAGGTATTCCAGGTCTTTCCCAGATCTCTTCAAAAGCTTTTGTTATTTCTTCAACAGTGCCTGTTTCAAATATTTTTCTTAATTTTGCTGCATTGCCATAACCAATCTCGTCTTGTAAGTCTCCGTAGATTGTTTCGTGCATATAATCTAGCTGTGCTCTAGGGCTATCTTCAAAACCATTATCGTTAAGATAGTTATTATAATCTTCTTTCTTACTTCCCTCTAGTTGAAATAATCCTTGTCCAGGGCCACCACCATCTTGCTTTTGTAAGTAATCAAATGAGCCACCTGTCTCTACATCTATGTTACCCATTAACGCTGCAGTTACTTCTGGTCTATATTTTCTATCGTTAGAAAGATAATTATTTACCATTCCTTTGTTGCCTTGATACATAGCATCTCCAGCTAATAATCCCGGAGACATTTGGTTACTTGCAACTATATTGCTACTCGCTGATATGCCAGAGTTAGCTTGGCTTTCTACTTTCCCGTAATTAAACCAGGAATTGAGTATTTAAGAGGGTCTATGTTATATTGTTTAAGTAAAGCTGCTTTTTCAGCATTTGATGTTCTTGGATTACCCATAATCATCTCTACAGTATATGCTTGTTGGTCGTTTAGATTAGCTATATTGTTTGAGGTATCGCTTGAAACTTTATCCACAGGATTTGTAATTGCATAGTCAGGTTGCTGTGCTTGTGAAGCAATAGCATCAGCAATAGCAAGATTATTTTGTTCATATACTGTGTTTTTAGAGGCATTCTCAACAGGTATTGTTGTGTCTATTTGGTCTACATTAACTTGACTCATTTGTGTATCATCTGTTGCATTTAAAAGGCTCATGTCTTGAGCTTGACCCATTACTCCAGAGTCATACATTGGTGCGTTTGCTCTTGTTGCATAATCATAAGAAATTACTGGAGCATTTTTTGTTGGTTCTTCGTAACCACCCTGAGAAACAGGAATATAATCTTTTTGTCTTGTTATGTCTGATTCTTCTCTATTATAATAAGGTTTTAGAGGTGTAGGCTCGTAGTCATAGTTGCTGTATTGATTTACCGCTGCCATATTAGGTTTTATTTGTTGAGCATCTGGAATGAATGTTTGTCTATTTTGCATTGCAGGGTCTACTACCAATTGTGCTGATGTATCTAATAAATTAGCTTGTGTTGGTTGAGCTTGATATTGAGAATTTAAATCTACAGGTGCGCCCATAAGTCTTTTAGCTGCCATACCAGGGTCAGATTGTACTTTGTTCCAATCCATACCTGTGTTATCAGTTAACCACTGTGTCCCCTGTTTCATAAAGTCTAGCAATGCCATATTAAAATTCCCATTTGTTGTCTTCGATTTTCTTACCATCTGCGATACTTTGCAAATGAGCTATTATTTCATTTACTGTTGTAATTCTCATGTAACATATTTCTCTTGCAACCTTATCATCCACATCTGAATTTATTAACATATTAACGTGTGTTTTAACTAAGTCTGCCATTGCCTCTTTAAACGATTCGTCATCAACGATTCTTTGTATTGATTCTTCTTCAATCATCTGAGTCTATTCCTGTAACCACTCTAATAGTAATTGGCTCATCACCACCACCAATCTCTTGCATGGCTTTACCATCTAGTCTATCACCTAGCTCTTTAATAGCAGAGATGTCGCCATCTTCAGCCTTAGCATAAAGTGCGTTAGCAACTGCGTGTAGTTTTTTATAGTCTTCTTGGATTGCTAATTTCTTAACAATCTTACCCCAAACTCTTTTCTCTCTTGTTGAGTTTTTGTTTCCTTTGGGTGCGCCTACTTTCTTTTTTACTTCATCTTCCATAATATCCTCTTAAACGTAATAATCTTTATATGAATCACCATCTAATGTTGTTTCAAATGGCTTTGACCAATCTGTTCTTTGTCCGTTACCTGTTGAGTCCATTCCTAGTGCTAAGTATCTAAAAGCATCTGCTGCGTGTGAACTCCAATCATGTAATGGCCTGTTTTGGAATGAGCTAGTTTTTTCGTTAAAGACTCTACGATAATTCTGTAAACACTCTACTCCAGCTCTTGTCTTATCTTTATTAAACCAACAGTTAGGTAATATTCTTCTGACTGCTTGTATTCCATCTTCTACAGAACTCTTAGGTGCAACCTCAATATCTAAACCAGCTTCTGTTAAAAATTGGTATCGAGATTTTCCTGTTTGTAATTCTCTAACATTAACATCGTGTGGCATAATGTGAGTGTAGTCTCTATAACCTTTCTCATCTAACCAGTTTATATAATGGTCTAATGACTCACCAGATGCTTCATAAAAATCCATTACTCTTACTTCACCACTTATTATTTCTGCTACCCAAATGGCGGTTGAATCAGACATTCCTAAATCCCATGCAGTTACCTTTTGAGTTGCTGCCTCAGATATAATCTCTCTAATTCTATGCTTATCAGTAAGTTCTTTTAAAAGCTCTCCGTAGTAAGCTCCGACAATAGGTGCTTCAAAACTAATCTCAAATTCTTGGTCATATTTATTATCACCCATCGCTTTCTTCGCATCTTTTAGCTCATCTGGTGCAATTAACTTTGTCTCACTAGCTTTAAACTCTCTGAGTGTCCAGTTTTCGTTATCATCTGTATCGGCAAAATCTCTTAGTGTCTTGAAGTGATTTGAGCCTTTAGGTGTTCCGATAAACATTGCCCAACCAATTCTATCTGATAATGCTGGTCTTATTACTTCTGTAAATAACTGTGGTGCAACATCGCCATATTCATCTATGACTGCACCATCTAAGTAAATGCCTCGAAGTGAGTCTGCATTATCTGCTCCGTACAAACTTATTCTTCTTCCCATGAAATCAACACGAAGTTCACTTACATTTGGAACTCCACCTAAAGGGCGAGTATAATCTTTTAAATAATCCCAAGCAATTCTTTTAGCTTGACTGTAAGTTGGAGCTATATAAGCATACTGTGGATTTGGCTTATCGCATTGTAATGCAGCGTGAATTAACTGATTAATTGCAGCGACAGTCTTACCCATTCGTCTGTGACAGACTGCTACAGTCCACCTATAATCCCTTACTGCTTTGTGGATTGCTTTCTGTGGCTCTCTAGGCTCATATCCTGTACTTACTTCCTCTACGACTGCCAATATTCTTCCGAGTTCTTATTGTTCTTTATTAAATTCCATGTAGCAGGAACTACTTGCAGATTGTCTGCCTTATTTGTTCCGCCTAATGATAAAGGAATAATATGGTCAATATGCCAAGCATATCCAAATAGCTTTGTTGCATCATCACGAATTTTAACTAAACTTGCCCAGTTATCTTTGTCTTCTTTAGTCATTAGAGACTCTACATTCTTTCTTTGTAGTCTTCTCATAGCAGAATCTGCCTCAACCTTTTCTTTATTATCTTTCTTCCACTGAGCTTTTCTTACTACTTCAGACTCTTTATTTTTTTCTGCCCAAGCTTTTTTATTAGCTGATACTTTTTCTCTGTTGTTTCTAACCCAAGCTTTTTGGTCTTCTTTGTTTTTATATGCCATCCATCAATCTCCTTTAAAAGTTTATTACTATACATTTAATCTCCTGATAATTTTACTCTTCTCTTCTTTTTTTGTATGCTTCCCAATCTGTAGTTTGGTTAGTAATATAATTTTGAATATACTTTTGCTTTTCTA